AGCACCACAAGCTCCGCAGGTAGCTGGATTTGATGAGACTAAGTTTGAACAAAAGCGTGGTCAACTTCAACAAGAGTTTCAGCGCGAAGTCGGTGAGCGCAAAGGAGCGCGGCTGGCAGTCGTCGGTCGCAAAGGAGCAAGACCATTAATGCAGGATAAATAATGGATAAAGTTCATAAAGTAATGCGCGAATACAAAGCCGGCACATTAAAAAGTTCAAGCGGAGATAAGGTCGCAAGCAGAGATCAAGCTATTGCAATTGCTTTGTCAGAACAGGAAAGATCCAAACGTAAACGCGGATTGATGAAGGAACAAAAATGAAAGAAGTATGGGATAAGCCACGGCCAAAAGATTTAGGTAAATCAAAAGAGTTGAGTGGATCTGAAAAGCGCAGTGCTATGCGCCGAGCTCAAAAGGCAGGCAGACCCTATCCTAATTTGATCGACAACATGGCAATAGCGAAAGAGAAAAAATGAAAATTGAAATCTCGCTTGAAAAAGAAAACGAAGAAAAAGAAAAGCCAATGGCTGGTGAACTTAGTCCAGAGCAAAAAGCTGCTATTGCCAAGAAGATTAAAAAGAACATTGCATTAAGTCGCATGGAAAGATCATTGCTCTCTGGCTATTTACTTGAAGATAAAGAGGAAGATTAAATGGAATACAAGGTGCCAGTAGGTGGTAAGCGATTAAAGCCAGAGGAGATCCTTAAACGGCAGGATATTGCACAGCGTAAAAAAGATGAATTTCAAACGCTGTATCAGGACGCTTATGAATTTGCTTTGCCCCAGCGCCAACTGTATGGCGTATGGGAAGGTGGCGCTACAGGTACCAAGAAGATGGCAAGGGTATTTGATTCAACAGCAATCAATAGCACCCAGCGGTTTGCCAATAGACTGCAATCAGTAGTCTTTCCTCCGCAGCGCAAGTGGTCGCGCTTAGAGCCAGGCGTACAAATACCTGACGATCAAAAACCTGATGCCCAAGAAGTGCTCGATGCTTACAGTGAGAAAATGTTTGCTGTATTGCGTCAGTCTAATTTCGACATTGCTATCGGTGAGTTCTTACTAGACCTAGCAGTCGGTACCGCCTGCATGATGGTGCAGCCAGGGGACGATGTCAGCCCAATTAACTTCGTGCCAGTGCCATTGTTTTTGGTGGCGTATGAAGAAGGTGCAAACGGCCAAGTAGATAACGTCTACCGTCGTATGCGCTTAAAAGGCGAATCAATTATTCGTCAATGGCCAGACGCGAAAATACCTCCAAACCTGCAAAGCAAGATCGACCAAAAGCCAACAGACGACATTGAGCTAGTTGAAGCCACAATCTACGATCATAAGCGTGGTGACTACTGCTATCACGTTATTTGGAAAGAAGGCAAAGACGAGCTGGTATACAGGCGCAAACCATATTCACCTTGGGTGATCAGTCGTTACATGAAGGTAGCCGGCGAGATCTATGGCCGTGGCCCATTGCTGACTGCTTTGCCAGACATTAAGACACTAAACAAAACCATTGAGCTGCTATTAAAGAATGCTTCGTTAGCAGTAGCAGGCGTTTACACAGCGGCAGATGATGGCGTATTAAATCCAAACACAGTAAAGATTGTGCCTGGTGCCATTATTCCGGTTGCACGCAACGGTGGCCCACAAGGCCCAGCACTGCAGCCACTGCCACGCGCTGGCGACTTCAACGTATCGCAGCTGGTCATCAATGATCTGCGCAGTAATATCAAGCGCATATTGCTGGATGAGTCTTTGCCACCAGACAACATGTCTGCTAGGTCTGCAACTGAAATTGTCGAGCGCATGAAGGAGCTCGCGCAAAACCTTGGCTCGGCGTTTGGTCGCTTGATCAACGAAACAATGATCCCGCTGGTCACAAAGATCCTCGAAGTAATGGATGAGCGCGGCTTGATCATCATGCCGCTGCGCGTTAACGGCTTAGAAATCAAGGTCACTCCTGTTGCTCCGCTGGCTATGGCGCAGAACATGGAAGAGGTTAATGCCATTCTGCAATATGCACAGCTGATGCAGACGTTTGGCGCTGATGGCCAACTCGCTTTAAAGAATGATGCTGTGGTTGATTACATTGGCGACAAGCTGGGCGTACCTTCTATTGTGCGCAATGATGCAACTGAGCGTGCTGTACTGATGGAAGAAGCCCAGGCTCAACAGCAGCAGGCAATGGCTATGCAAATGGCAGCTATGCAGCAAGGACAACCAGCGCCCGAAGGGATGGCTTAATGGACTACGGTAAAAGAGCAGATAACACTCAAAAAGGATCTGGTTTCTTTGGTGAGATTAAGCGACCAGACGGTAATGTTATGACTGAGGTGAGTATTGGCGTAGGATTAAACGGCAAGGAAACGCAGGTGCCGTTAATTGTGCCGACATTAACTAAACAAGAATTTGATTATTTGTTAAAAAATGATCCAAAGGCAAAAACCTTTATGAGCAAAATGCCGCCAACAATTATTGATAAAGCTGTTGAGCACGCTGTTGGCCGAATGAAACAAGGCAAATCACCATTTGCTGACCCTAATGATCAACCAGCGGAGCTGCCTAAATGAGCTGGGATGAATTAGATAACATAGATCAAACCAGTGACATTCGCGCAGTAACACAGCAGCGCGAAGACATTGCCAAGCTATGCTTGCGTGTATTCACGTCAGAGGATGGGCTGGCAATAATGAAATGGTTGGATCAAATGTATGTGGACGTGCCTGTCGCCGTGCCAGGTAACGACCCCTCGTATGCTTTCTTTGCTGAAGGGCAGAGAACAGTTATACGAGATTTGAAAGCACGGATCTTACAAGCTAGGAATTTATGACTACCGACACAGCAACCGTCGAGCCCGGCACCGGCTTACTTGACAATGTGACGCTCGAAGATACAACTAAGCCTGAATCTAAAGAAGCAGTATCAATAGATCATAAGACAGCAGAAACCCCTACAGGTTCGGCATCAGACACTGGTGCGCCTAAAGTAAAGCCTGAGTATCTTCCAGATAACTTTTGGGATAACGACAAAGGCGAAGCTAACCTGGAAGCTATGAGCAAAAGCTGGTCTGATTTGCGTAAGCAGATTAGCCAGGGCAAGCACAAAGCCCCAGCCGATGGCCAGTATGACACCAGCAGTTGGGGTGATGATGCAGCCGATAACCCAATGGCTGGCACATTGGTTGATTGGGCAAAAGATAACGGCTTATCGCAAGCTCAGTTTGACGACCTGGTTGGGACACTCAAGGAAAAATCACAAGAGTTAATGGGTGATGCTAATGTGGACGCAGCCCAAGAAATGAAAATGCTCGGCCCTAATGGTCAGGCTTTGGTTAATGGCATGGCGGATTGGGCTCGCGGCTTAATCCAAAAAGGCATTTGGGGTTCTGAGGATTGGGATGAATTTAAAATCATGGCAGGCACAGCTCGCGGCATAAACATGCTGGCAAAGTTGCGCGAAGGTTATGAAGGTAGATTGCCCATCGAGACAGAACCAATGGATGGCTTGCCAAGCAAAGATGAACTGTATCAAATGGTGGCAGACAAGCGCTACAATACAGACGCATCCTACCGGCAGAAGGTAGAAAAAATGTTTGCCCAGGTAGTAAAGGATTAAATCTCGCAGCTGTGTCTTCTTGGTGGTCGCCACAGCTTTTAGCCCCGGTCTATGTGCCGGGGTTTTTTTATATCAATCGCATGTATTGCAAAATGTTAAATGGATAATAGAATTGCCGGCATGGCATACCGGTAACACGGCCCATACCTGTGGTGAGATACCACCGATTGGCTGACGTAAGCAGCAAGCACAGGCCCGTACTGCACGGCTCACCGACGCGAAAACCCATGATCACTTAACCGAACGAGGTAAATAATGGCTATTAGTCTATCTAATGCTTTCGTTACACTCTTCGACGCAGAGGTCAAACAGGCTTACCAGGGCAAAGCAATGCTGGTGGGTGCTGTGCGTCAGCGTCGTGGTGTAGAAGGCTCTTCTGTAAAATTTCCTAAAGTTGGCAAAGGCGTTGCTACTGCACGCGTGACCCAAACTGATGTAACTCCGATGAATGTTGGCTTCTCCAATGTAACTTGCACTCTGCAAGATTGGAACGCAGCTGAATATTCGGATATATTTTCGCAAGCTAAAGTTAACTTTGACGAGCGCTCAGAGCTCTCCCAGGTTGTCGGTGCAGCTATTGGCCGTCGTCAAGATCAATTGATTTTGGATGCTTTATCTGCTGCAACTAGCACAGGCACTGTGGCTAATTCAATTGGTGGCTCTAATACCAATATGAATATTTCCAAACTGCGTGAAGCTGCAAAAATATTGAATGCTAAGAACGTGCCTTCGGATGGTCGTCACATCATCATCCACGCAAATTCTTTGGCCTCAATGCTTGAGCAGACTTCGGTAACGTCGTCTGACTTTAACTCTGTGAAGGCTTTAGTGCAGGGCGAGATCTCGACATTTATGGGCTTCCAATTCCACATCCTGGGCGACCGCACAGAAGGTGGTTTGCCTATTGATGGTTCGTCAGATCGTACGCTGTACGCTTTCCACTCGCAAGCGATTGGTTACGCTGAAGGCATAGCGCCTAAAACTGAGATCAACTACATTCCTGAGAAGACCAGCTGGCTAGTAAATGCACTGTTCTCAGCAGGCTCTGTTGCGATTGACAGTGAAGGTATCGTTAAAATCACAGCCCGCGATACTGCGGCTGCGGCTTAAAGGAGGGCTGACTGATGGCTTACTCTGCAGATGGCTTTACCACGTACCACGCAGCCAAGCGCGGCAATGCTCCGTCGATGTATGCTTATAAAACGGCTGACAGCATTGCTGATGTAAACACCAGCGGTTATTTCAATTCGTTGGCAAATACGCTTGAAGTTGGCGACGTTATTCACTGCGTGACTTCGACTGGCACAACAGCCGTCGTCACTTTGGTGTATGTCGTATCCAATGCAAGTGGCGTTGTGGATGTGACTGATGGCACGACTCTGTCGGCCACCGACGGCGACTAACCTGTCGGTACTGTAGTGTTGGGGGCTGGTCTTTTATAAGGCCGGCCCTTTCTTACGTTAAGGGGTTCTAATGGCTGCAGGTGATACTGGTGTTTCAATTTGCGCTGACGCTCTAATATTGCTTGGAGCAGAGCCTATTTCATCTTTCAATGATGGAACAGATGAATCAAATTCGTGTGATCGTTTATATCCTGACACGCGTGACTCGACATTGGTGATGTATCCTTGGTCGTTTAATACCAAAAAAATACAGCTGGCAAGATTGCTGACAACTCCAAACTCTGTTTGGAAATATGCCTACCAGTTACCTGGTGATCGGTTAGCCAGTCCACGCGCTGTGTACGAAAGCGCCAACCCAGGCGCATCAGTACAAAAGGATTGGGAGATCCAAGGCGATCAATTACTGGCAAACCTAGAATCTGTTTTTATAGACTATCAATATTCTGCCGGTGAGTTTGCCTGGCCACAATACTTTGTGCAGCTAATGAAGTACATGATGGCTTGGCACTTGGCCGAGCCTATTACTGAGCAACAAGACAAATCATTGCGCTGGGAGCGTAAAGCTGTGGGTGATCCATCTGAAAATGGCCGAGGTGGATTTTTCCGTACAGCTACGCAGATTGATGCGCAAGGTCAACCGACAAGAGCGATTGAAGACTACACACTAATAGCAGTGAGGAACTGATGCCGCGCTTTGTAGACTTCACCACAAACTTTAGCACTGGCGAATTAGATCCGCTGTTGCGTGCTCGCGTGGATCTGCAGGCATACGCTAACGCTTTGTCTAAAGCTACGAATGTATTGATCCAGCCGCAAGGTGGGTTACGTCGTCGCCCTGGCTTGAAGCATATTTATGAATTACCAAATACAAGCACGGAATCCACAGGTAATGGCGTGCGCATGGTTTCATTCCAATTCTCTGTGGATGATTCCTATATGCTTGTGTTTACGCATAACCGAATGTATGTGGTTAAGAATGGCGTAGTACAAACAAATATTAACGGCAGTGGCAATCCATATTTAACAACCACTATAGGTAGCACTATTGTTGACGATATGTGCTGGACGCAAAGCGCCGACACGTTAATCGTCGTGCATCCTGATATTCAGCCGGTAAGGATTACCAGAACAAGCGACACAGCTTGGACAGCAACAACAATTACATTTGATAGTATTCCAAAATATGCTTTTACATTAACAACAACAACACCGACCTCTGGTCATTTAACACCGAGCGCTGTTTCAGGTAACGTGACTTTAACTTCACAAAACTCTGCGTTTTCTGCGGCAAGTGTAAATCAATATATAAATGCATCGCCCCAAGGCAGGGCTAGAATTGTTGAATATGTTAGTAATACTATTGTAAAAGCCGTAGTTGAATATCCGTTTTTTAATACAAGTAATATCCCCCAGGGTAGCTGGGAAGTTGAAAGCGGATATGAGGATGTGTGGTCAAGCACTAAAGGCTGGCCACGCACTGTTACTTTTCATGAAGGGCGATTATATTTTGGTGGTAGTAAGTCTAGGCCGTCTACGGTATGGGGTAGCAAAATTGGTTTGTTTTTTGATTTTGTCCCTAATGAGTCGCTTGATGATGATGCTGTTGAGGCCACGTTAGATACTAACGACCTAAACATTATTATTGATATTGTTAGTTCGCGTGACTTCCAGGTGTTTACTACCGGAGGTGAATTTTATGTACCGCAGCAAGGCACAGACCCGATAACACCACTGACGTTTACATTTAAAAATGTAAGTAGAAATGGGTCTAAGCCTGGCACGCGAGTGCAGTCGGTTGAGTCTGGTTCGGTTTATATCCAACGCCAGGGCAAATCTCTTAATGAGTTTGTCTTCTCTGATACACAGCTCACCTATATTACGCAGCGTATATCTTTGCTGGCGGGGCATTTACTTAAAAGCCCACAGCGCATTGCATTGCGTAAATCATCAAGCACAGATGAATCAGATCTTTTGTTGATGACAAACACCAGCGATGGCAGCATGGCTGTATTTTCAATTATGCGTAGCCAGCAAATTACATCGCCAAGTGAGTTTACGACAGATGGTGAGTTTATTGATGTTGGCGTAGATGTGACACAAATTTATGCAGTTACTAAACGCGTATTCAATGGAACAACAAGGTACTTTATTGAGCAGTTCAAAGACGACTTGTACACAGATTGTGCATTTGTGGGCGCATCAGCTGGTGGTGTTGGCAGTGGCTTGCCGCACATTGGTAAGTCGCTCAATGTAATTACTGATGGCGTGCCACAATCAAATGAAACAGTTAGCGCTGGTGGCGCTGTGACGTTTGATCGTGAATCAACAACCAGCTATGAAGTTGGCTTGCCGATTACTGTGTACGTCAAAACCATGCCGGTTGAGATTAAATTACAGACAGGTAGTAGGGTGTCGTTTAAAAAAAGGATTGTTGAAATTAGCGCTGTACTTAAAGATACGCAGCACATGCTAATGAATGATCAACCAGTTATTACTAGGACGCTTGACAATCCTTTGCTTGATCTGGCGGTGCCTACGTTTACAGGGATTAAACGCGTTAATGGAGTGCTTGGTTATCGTAACGAGCAAGCAATTGAGGTGGCACAAAACCTACCATTAAAAATGAATTTGCTTGGACTCGATTACAGAGTCGCCGTTTATTCAGGAACATAATATGGCAGATCCAACTTTAGCCGGTGTGAATTTCATTACTGCCTATGGCCAAGCCCAGGCGCAGCAAGCTGCTGCGATTCAACAGCAGACAGGCTACTTACTGCAGGCAAGAAATACGCTAGCTGTGTCAGAAGTTAATGCTACATTTTCTCAGCAGCATGCAAACATTCAAGCAGGTCGCACATTAAAGCGAGCAGAAATTGATGCTATGAATTACCAAATTGCTGGTAATACATTGTTAAAAAACATGCGAGCAGTAAATGCTTCTGTTCGCGCTAGAGCTGCGGCATCTGGTATTTCATTTGGCGAAGGTTCTGCTGCTGCTATCCAGCAACAAAATATAGCAAACACAATGTTTGATGTTGGTATTACTGATTTAAGCGCATTGACTGCACGCATAATGGGTTTTGAAGATGCGTCTGCAATGATGCAGTCAACAGAGATACAGAACATTGTTAATCAGTTTTCTGCGAAACAGCAAACAGGTCAGTACAATTTAGCGGCATCTGCTGCGCGTAGCACTGGTGGTTTAATGGCTACGCAAACGCTTGTTAGAGGTGGCATTGATGCTTACAAAGTAGGCAGCGGTGACGCTCCTAAAACAGCAAAAGCTCCTTCACTTTAGGTTAAATATGGCTACTAGATTGATGTCAGGTCAGGTGCAGGCTAGGCAAGTCGGTAATGTGCCGATGCAGCAGATTAGCCAGCAGCAAACTAATTACATGGTTGCGGCTAATGTCCAAGCTCAAGAAGCTGGCACGCTTGCGCAAATCTTAAACGATATGAGAGCCACTGTTTTAGAGTTTAGCGGCAAGAAGCGCATGGAAGAGGGTTTGCGTTATGTTGCAGAAAACCCAGCGACAAAAGAGCAATTAGATTTGGCAGCTGGTGGGATTACCCCACCTAATCTTGGCGGTGGGATTGGTAAAGAATCAGGAGACTTGCCTAGCTTTTTTAATCAAGCTGTTCGCAAAGCAAGAAGCGCAGAATTGTCTAGTCATTTTTTAATTGAAGGAAAATCAATATTATCTGGAATATTGACTGACATACAAAATGGCACGCCTGGAGTAACTCCAGAATCAATCAAAACAAAAATAAATTCTGCAACTACAGGTTTCTCAAAAACACTATCTGCCGTTGATCCAGAAGCTGCAATACAGTTTCAGGCTTCAATGGCTGCGCATGGCAATACAGTTTTAAATGCAGCGTATGAGTCGCAGCTGAAAAAAACCCAAGAACAAAGAAAAATAAATTTTGATGCTGGGTATGATAACGACCTTAGATTGCTTGAGGAAGATATTAAAGCAGGTGACAAAATTGATCCGAAAACAGGAGCCATAATAACAATTGACGACAGGATAAATTCTCAGCGCCAATCAATTACTAATGGAGCGCTTGCATTTGGCGGTCTTGCAATGCAAAAAGAATACAGCGAAAAATATGAAATTGCTGTGCGCAATGCAAAAATAAATGTTCTTACAAAACATTTAATGTCGGATAAATTTATGGCTGACCCATTAGCTACATTATCAAAAATTCGTGCTGGCGATGCTGGGGAAATGAGTAGTTTATTAAAGCAAATGATTTCTTCAGATTTTGAGTCTGTTGCTAAAGTAACGTCTAACTACATGACAGCAGTAAATCAAAGGGAGGAGCTTGGCCGTCGTAAGCGAGATGAAGAAAAGCGTAATGGCGAAGCAGCTGCAATGGATTTGCTTGAAAAAATCTACCCAATTAAAGATGTAAAGAATCCAAAACGTATTGCATATGTTAATGAGCTTATGGCTTTGCCACCTGGTTCACTACCAATTGGCACAATAAAGGATCTTCTTGAGCCAGAGAAAGAAGGCGAAGGAAATCCGCTTGCTGAATACAATGCATTGGGAATGATATTTGATAATAAGATCACAACCACAGAACAGCTAGATAAAATACCAGGTTTAAATGCAAGACAGCGCTTATCGTTATTAAAGGCACTACGCACAGAAAATAAAGAAGGTTTGCGCACACTTGATACTGGTTTAAATAAATTAGCAGGTTTCCCAACGGAGCCTGGAGGATTGTTTGTTATTGACAAGAAAAGCGAAGAGTTTAAACGTAAACAAGAATTAAAAGTTAGGGCGGCTGAAATTGAAAGAGATGCCAATAACGAAGGCAAGGTGTTGACTGAGGCACAGATAATCGACAAGATGGAAAAAGAAATTCTCGAAAAGAGAAATTCAGTAGAAGCAAAACAAGCAAAAGAATCACTGGATAATTTTGCCAAAGATAAATCTGGCAAAGTAAAGCAAGATCGTGATTGGATTACAGGGCCGGTAAATAGCCAGACGTTAAAAGTATTAGAACAGAAAGCAAACGACACTATAGATATTAAAGATAAAGGCAAAAGACTAAAACAAATTACAGAAATTAAACGTCTGATAAAAGTATCAGAGGGAAATTAACATGGCATACAGCCCAATTGAACAGCGGTACATTGACACAATAGTGGAAGGTTACTTCCCTGCTATGCCTGTTGAGCCAGCTCCTATGGAAGATGAGTTTAGCCTGGAAGGCGTGCAACTTGCAGCAGGCCCAAGTGATACGCGCACAGATGCTCCTGCTAATGTTGGCAGGGCAAAGGCACCGACAACTCCAGAGCAAGCAGCCGATCTAATGCGTAGCATGCCATTGGAAACGCAATCGCAAATGATCCTGCGCAGAATTGAAGAGGATCAAAAAGCTGGTATTAGTGGCTCTGTCATTCCAAAAGATAGGACAATGCGTCAAAACATGGTTAGTGGTATGCAGCAAATGCTTATTGATAATACAGGCATGGACAATGCACGCGCACGCAAATTATCTGAAACAATGTTTGGTGGCGAAAGCTCTGGCATACCATTTGGTATTGGCTTAATAGACATAACTCCTTTTGTAATTCCACTGGCAACACAGGAAGCTGGCATATCAGGTGGTGAGGCTATGGAAGCTGCAGCAAGCGGTGAATATGGAACGGCGGCACTAAAGTATGGTGAAGGCATACTGCAATCATTAGACGCTGTGCCTGGTGTTGCTCTCGCAGTCAAAGGTGGCAAAGCAATTGGTAGTGCGTTAGCTCCTGCAGCTGCAGATGTAATAGAAACAGGATTGCGTAAAGCTGGAATGATTATGGACATCACTCCAGAAGGCCCTGCTCAAGTTGTAATACCTGTAAAGGTTGGTGAGCGTGAGGTAAAGATCCCAGCAAATCAAGCAGCAACTTTACAAAAAGCTCTTAAAAATTTAACTCCAGAAGAGCAAGCAAAATTCAGATCTGATACTGCATCTAAATTTGTAAATATCTTAAAGCAGTTACCAAGCAAAGAAGAGTTTGGCGCTGCTTCTATTGCAGGCAAAGCAAAGAAGGGATGGTACGAGGGAAGCACTCAGGCAATCGTGCAAGTGTTTGGCCCTGACTCCTCTCGCTTTGCGGCATTGCTCTCTGCTACCAGCCCACAAACTAGCGTTGAATCAAATCTATTTAACGCGCTACAAGTTTGGAAAAACTGGACTGCAGCAGGTAGACCAACTGATCGTGAATCAATTGTGCGGGTAATGGGTCAAAGCGTGCAAGGCAGCAAAGGCGAAGAGTCTGTGCTTGATGCTTGGATCAATAATAGCGTGCGAGCTCTATCTGCAGAAGACCCATCAACAGTTGTGCTATCTGGCCCCAAAGTAAATAGTTTTATGCTGAACTTGCAGGGCAATGTTAATGAAGTGACAAATGATGCATGGATGGCTGCATTTACTTATGTTGACCAGAACTTGTTTAGTGGATCATTGACGAAGGGTGGAGATCCAGGTAAAGGCCCAGGCTACATTGCAATGAATGCAAGGGTGCGCGAAACTGCAACATATCTTACAAAAATTACTGGTGAAACATGGACACCAGCCGAGGTTCAAGAGACAATTTGGTCATGGGCAAAAACCCTATATGAGACAGCTGGCGCAAAAGGTGAGAAGCGGTCAGCTGTTCAGCTTATCCAAGACAATGCAATTACTGATGAACTAATTGCGGCTACTCCAGACTTTAGGACACTTTTCTATGATGAACGATTCGCCCCAATCCTTGAACAAGCAGGATACTCAGACCAGCTCTCTCAACTCAGAGCAGCTACTTCAGGATCTGATGCTACAGCAGGAGCAAAAAAACCCGGAGCTGGCGGCCAAGCAAGCTCGGTTGATGCAGATTCTCAAAGGAAGTACCTCGAACGAAATGCCAAGCGCTTAGATAAGCTGCGAGCTGATCGAGAGAAGGAGGCTGCTGCAAAAGCAAAAGCCAAAACACAAAACCCAACTGGAGGTGTTGAGTAATGGCCTCACTTGAACAGCGCCTAGCATCTATATTGCCAGCCCCAGCCCAAGCGGCTACTGGCGAAATCCCGCTTGAGCCGTTACCTATTGAAGAGCCTGCAGAATCACCAGACATGCCTACTGGTGAGCCTGGCTCTCCTGACATGGATGGCATGCAGGTTGCCGGCCTTGGTTCAATTCTGCGCAAAGCAGTTACCGAAATAAATCCTAGTGCTGGTAGAAAAATATTACCTAGAAAAGAATTTGTAGCTCCAGCTCGACTTAAAAATGAATCCGAAGCGGTTTACGCAAAACGAGTTATTGCAGAGCGCGATGCTTTTAAAGCAGAGCAGGCTGATGAATTAAGATTACCAGAAGCTGGAAAAGTTGGATCTCAAACAATTATTCCAGAGGCTAGTGAAAAGTTAACTGAAAAAGTTGGCAAAGCCATTAAGGCACGCAAAGCTGGCGGCGCTGAAATGAGAACTGGAAAGCCAAGCCCAAGCGCAGAAGAGTCGGCAATGGGCGTGCCTGTCGAGCCATTCAATCTATCGCGCTACCAGACAGATGATGCAGCCGCTGTGGTTGGCGGTGTGGCTGATGCGCTTAATATTAAAACCAAGCGTGTTACGTTTGATGAAATTAAGCAGAAAGCAGAAGCCAGCGGAATCAGCGAATCATTCCTTGCACGCTTAGTTACTCCTGATGGTGGCATGTTGCCAAGTGCAGTTGATACCTACAAAGCATTGCAAGTATTGGAGTCTAGTTCTACTGAGTTGGATCGCTTATTCAAGCTGGTTGATTCTGGCCTGGCTACCGATGTAGATAAGCTGGCATTGCGGCAGCAGATTGCTTTCCACGGCTTAGTACAAAAAGGTGTAAAGGGTATTCAAACAGAAACAGCTAGAGCTCTGGCTGTCATGCGCATCCCACGCGATGGCAAGTCTCAAGCATTGAAACAAGTATTAGATGAGTTTGGTGGAGAGAATGCATTAACGGATATGGCCAGGTCTTATCTGTCGCTTGAAACACGCGCAGCCAAAAACGCTATGGTCGAAAAATCCATGATGTCTGGTGTTAAGGATGTTTGGATGACAACGTGGATCAATGGCTTGCTATCGTCGCCTGTGACCCATGCCAAAAACATAATGTCTAATTCTCTGTTTGGTCTGTATCAGATTCCAGAGCGATTGGTTGCCGGCCTATATTCAAATTATTTGCCAAACAAATTAAGAGCTGGCGAATTGCCACCAGGCTTGCGCTGGTTTGGTGACCGGGTGCCAGGTAGCGAAGCGCAGCGCATTGAGCTGGATGAGGCTCTAACAATGACGCTATCCTTACGCAATGCAATTGCAGAAGGTTTTGAACTAGCCTCCAAAGCGTGGAAGTCAAACACTCCGCAAATGGATATTGCCAGCAAAGTAGAACTCAGCCGACAGCCTATGGAAAGCATGGGCGAATCATTGCAGCGTATGACTGGCGCTAGTGCTGATAGCTGGATTGGTAAAGGCATGGACTACTACGGCACCGCGATTACTTTGCCTGGTCGTGCGTTGATGACTGAGGATGAATTCTTTAAAGGCGTGCTTTACCGTATGGAAATGAATACGCAGGTGACGCGGCGATCAAAACAAATCTATCGCGAATCGCTTGCGTCTGGCATGAATGAACAAGATGCAATTGCAAAAGCCACCAAAGAAGCCGAAGATTTGCTGGCTAACCCACCGCGGGATTTAGATGAAGCAGCAATGGCATTTGCCAAGCAAGGCACTTTCCAGTCTGATCTGCCACCAGGATTAGCTCAATTGCAAAAAGTATTTAATCATCCTGTTGGCAAAATCATTGTGCCATTCTTTAAAACACCGGCAAACATTGGTCTTAATGTTATTGAGCGCACACCGTTTGCGCCACTGTCATCTAGGTGGCGGCAGGAGATTGCAGCCGGTGGGCCACAGCGCGACATGGCATTGGCTAAAATATCGCTAGGGTCTACTGTATTAACAGGTTTTGCACTTTGGGCGGCAGAAGGCAATTTAACAGGCAGAGGGCCAGGACGCAAAGAGGATCGCGAAGCATTGTTGCGCACAGGCTGGCAACCATACAGCATGAAAATTGGCAATAAATGGTATAGCTACCAAGGCATGGAGCCAATTGGCGCTTTGCTGGCCATTGCTTCAGATTATGCTGAGTATGCCAAGCATGAGCCCGATGCCACCAAAGTTGAAGAGGTTTTTAAAGGCGCAACATATGGCCTTTATGAATATATTAAAGAGCAGCCTTATTTGCAGGGCATTGCTGATGTAGGCAAGCTAATGGGATTTAATGACTATGATGAAATTGATGGTGAAAAAATAGTCAATGGTCTGACTAAGCAGTTTGGCGGATTCCTAATTGGTGGATCACCAGGCGGCGCATACAGCTCATCAGTGGCAGCTATAGATCGTTTACTAGATCCAACCAAGAAAGATACCAAAGCTAATCCAGATTTACCTATGGGGGTGCGTGGTTTTGTTGAGGCATTCAACCAGTACCGCAGCCGGTTGCCATACTTTAGCGAGTCGGTGCCTGAATCATTAAACCTATGGGGCGATACCATGAAGCGCAGCCAGGGCAATCCGCTTGAGCTGGTTCTGCCGACTAAAGTATCGCCTGATCAATTCTCAGAGGTTGATGATTTGCTGGTGGAGATTGGTTCACCCATTGGTGTGCCTGATCGAAAAACATCATTCACGGTTGGCCAAGGAGAAGGTTCGATTTCATCGCCGATTGAATTAGCCCCGGAGCAATACAATCGACTACTAGAAATTTATGGCAAGGAAACCCCAGCCAAACAAGCCATTCTTGACACTATGAATATGCCCGGCTTTGAACGGCTGCCATTGGATCAAAAGCAGAAAACGGTGCAGAAAATACACAGTCAGTTTATGAGTTTTGCAAAACAAAAGCTGATGGCTGAGTACCCGGAAATACAAGACAAAATCATGGATATTGGCGAGGCTAGGCAATCGTACGGTATCTATTACAAACCTGATTAAACTAGTAAAATTTTGGTAAGGAAGGATTAAATTATGCCAGTGCCAATTAGTAATGTGACCAGACGCGCAGTCTATGCGCCCAGCGGTGCTGGAGGCGCTGGCCCATATTCATTTACGTTTGAGATCCTGGCAGCTGCTGACATCGCTGTTTATAAAGATGATGTTCTGCTGACGCTGACAACCCATTACACTGTCACGATTAACGCTAATGGAACCGGCTCAGTAACTATAACTTCTGCCGGCCTGGCATTGGCTCCTGTGTCGCCGACTCAGTATGCAATTGTAGGCAACAGAACAATTCAGCGCACAAGTGATTTTGTAACTGGTGGCGATTTCTTTGCCAACACGTTAAACGACGAGCTCGACCAGCAAACAATCTTTGCGCAGCAAAACTCTGAAGGATTAGCCAGGTCGCTGCAGGCACCACAAACAGACCCGACATCAATCAACATGACGCTGCCACGCAAGGCAGATCGTGCTGGTAAGTACCTAGCCTTTGATGCAAACGGTAATCCTGAGCCTGGCCCAACTTCTACTGCTGTTGATGAAGTCGCAGCCATAGCAGATGAGATCCAAGCAGTGGCAGCCATTGATAACCAGGTTGCTACTGTCGCAGGTCAATCGGCCAGCATAGCTACACTAGCTCCTATATCAGCAAGCATCACTACTGTTGCTGGCATATCGTCGAGCGTAGTAACTGTAGCCTCACTGAACTCTGCACAGCTCACAGCGCTTGCAGGTGCTACTGCCAACATGGCAGTGCTGGCTCCCATTGCTACACAGATTACAAACGTATCAAGTATCAGCACTCAAGTAGTACAGGTTGCTGCGCTTAGTTCGACAAACTTAAATGCTGTTGCGGCACAGACTGCAAACATTGCAGCTCTTGGCCCTATCAGCCCACAGATTACTACGGTAGCAGGTCAGTCGGCACAGATCAGTACAGTTGCGGGTCAGTCGGCACAGATTGGAGTGCTGGCATTACGCACTGCTGACTTAGCTGCACTTGGCCCTATCAGTGCTGACATTACGACAGTAGCCACAAACATTGGTGCGGTTCAAAGTGCCAGCGTAAATGCTTTGTCT